TTCGCGTCCGCGTAGAACCGGACATCTAAGACCTGTCGCAGGACGATCTTCCCGGGCACCGGCGTATACCGGTGCCCAAAAATTTTCCTGACAACGATGCCACCAAAGAAAACAGACCACAAAGTGTCCGGTCCGCTGAAGCGCGGCTACGACCCGCGGCGCAAGCCAGGGCCCGGGCGACCGCCGCGGGCGTGGAAGGCGCAGCTCGCTCGTCTGGAGCCGTTGGCCCTGGAGACCCTGGCGCGAGTCATGCGCGAGGGCCCTGCGGTCGCCGCGGTGGCTGCGGCCCGCGACGTCTTGGACCGGCTCTACGGGAAGCCGGCGCAGCCGGTCGAGGCGACAGGCGACGTGACGCTGCGCATCATCATCGCAGACGGCGACTAGGCCACGAACACGCGACGTGTGGCAGAGCGGGTGTGGCGGGCGACCGCGGCGCAGCGCCGGCTGCTGCGGTTGGACCATGTCGATGAGGTGCTGTACGGCGGCGCGCGCGGTGGCGGTAAGTCAGACGCCCTGCTGGTCTTCAGCATCCGTCGCCGCGTGCAGCATCCGGGCTCTCGCGGGCTGATTCTCCGGCGGACGCTGGCCGATCTGACCAAGGGCGGGGCCTTGATCCCACGCAGCCACGAGCTGCTGGCTGGCATCGCGACCTGGAATGGTTCGGAGCACCGCTGGACGTTCCCCAACGGGTCCACGCTGGAGTTCGGCCACGCGCAGGACGATGCGGATGTCTACGCCTATCAGGGTACGCAGTACGACGACATCTGCATTGACCAGCTGGACCAGTTTGACGAGTGGCAATACCTGTTGATGCTCGCGGCGTGTCGCACGGTGTTGCCGGGTGTTCGTCCGTTGGTGCGGGTCAGCGCGAACCCTGGGGGCCGCGGACATGCGTGGATCAAGGCGCGCTGGGTGGACGTGGTCTCACCGGGCGAGGTGTACACGGATCCGCGCACGGGGCTGACGCGGTGCTACGTCCCGGCGACCGTGGCGGACAACCCGCATCTGAACGAGTCCTACGTGCGGTGGCTCGAGGCGCTGCCGGAGCCGTGGCGGACGGCGTGGCGTGATGGGCGCTGGGATGTTTTCGTTGGCCAATACTTTTCGTCGTGGGACCCCGCGGTGCACGTGTGCGAGCCGTTCCCGGTTCCCGAACGGTGGCCGCGGTGGATGGCCTACGACTGGGGCGCGGCCTCGCCGGCCTGGTGGGGATGGTTCACGCGTGCGCCGTGGGGCACGATCTACGTCTACCGCGAACTGTACCTGGCGCGGTACGACGAGCCGACCCGGCGGTGGGTCGGGCTGGGGTTGACCGTGGACGAGCAGGTCCGACGTGCGATGGCCATGCAGGCACCTGGGGAAGTGGCCCGTCCCTGTTACGCCGGACCGGATATGTTCACGCGGGGCGCGCAGACCGGTGAGACGAGCGCCGCGGTGGCCGCGCGTCTTGGTCTCCCGATGCTGCCCGCGATGACCGATCGCGTGCAGGGATGGCAGCGGATTCAGCGCGCGCTGCAGCCGCGTCCGGTCGACCGTGATGGCGCAACCGTGATGGAGCCGGAGCTGATGGTGTTCGCGACCTGCCAGCATGTGATCCGCACGCTGCCGTTGCTGGTGGCCGATGAGCGTCGACCGGACGATCTGGCCGACGGGCAGGAGGACCACCCCGCTGATGGGCTCCGGTACGGGCTCGTGATGCAGCACACGACTGACGGAGCACCCGCGCCGGTGCTATTGGGACCGCCGCGCAGTGCGATGCGTGATGGGCCGTGGGGAGGGCGACGTGGCGACCTGGACTGATCGGCTGCGGGCCGCATGGCGCGCATTGCAGGTACCCGCAGCCCCATCGCTGCCTCCCAGCGGCGAACTTGCCTTCGCCGACCCGTCGCGGCTCTTTCCGGGCGGGTTCTCGACGCCGTACAACCCGTCGGCGCTGATCGGGCGGCGCGGCTACCGCATCCTCGACCAGATGCGGTTGGACGATCAGGTCAAGGCTGCGCTCGCGTTGAAGAAGCACTCGGTGCTCGCGAGCGGCTGGACCATCGCCAGCCCGGAGGGACTGCCCGACGATTGGGTGGTGACGCGGTTCGTCGAGCAGGTGTGGCGGAACCTGGACCCGCCATTCGACGAAGCGGCGATGCACATCTTGAGTGCGCTGGACTACGGGTTCAGCGTCGCCGAGAAGGTGTGGGCCGAGGTCGACGGTCAGGTCGTGCTGGCCGGGCTGCGCGGGAAGCGCCCGCATGATTTCGACTTCGATGTCGATCCGTGGGGGCGGTGGCGTGAAGGTGGCGTGCTGCAGCGGCAGCAGACGTTCGGGCCGGTGCGGCTGCCACCCGAGAAGTTCATCGTGTTCTCCTACGATGGCGAATGGGGCAATCGCTACGGGCGCAGCGACCTCGAGGCGGCCTATCGGCCCTGGTGGATCAAGGACAACGCGTACAAGTGGCTGGCGATCCTACTGGAGAGCCTAGGCGTGCCGCCGGTAATCGGACTCTACGATCCGGCCCGCTACACGCCGCAGCAGATCGACGACCTCAAGCAGGCGCTGGAAAATCTGCAGGCGCGCACGTTCGGCATCTTCCCGCGGCCGCAGGGCGCGGACGCGCTGGAGTTCTGGACGCCGGAGCTCGCGGGGCAGGCCGCGCGTGTGTTCCTGCCCGCCCTCGAGGCGTTCGACCGCGCGATCGCGCGTGCGATCCTCATGCCCGGGTTGCTCGGTATGACCCCCGAGCAGCAACAAGGATCGTTCGCACGCGCGCGTGTGCAGTTCGATGTGTTCGTGCTGGTTATCGAATCGCTCCGCCGAAGTATCGCGAACGCGTTGCAGGTCGTCGTGCGGGAACTCGTGGACTACAACTTCAGTGTCGACGCGTACCCGGAGTTCCGCTGGCTGCCGATGACCGACGAGGTGCGGCTGGACATTCTCGACCGATGGCAGGCGCTAGTTGGCGTGCGCGTGGTTACGCCACAGCCCGATGACGAGGCGCATATCCGCGCTATGCTGGGCTTCCCGGAGCGGACGATCGCGGCCCCCTCACCGCAGGCACCGCCTGGCGATACCGAGGCACCGCAGGCCGTGGGGCTGGTGCGCGAGTTCCGCCAGCCCGATGCGCTGGAGCGTCATGTGCGGTTCGCACAGATCGAGCGCACGCTGGACCAGCTCGAGGCCGAGGCGCACGATGCCATGCGCGAAGCGCTCCAGGCGGTGCGTGACGAGCTGGTGGCCCGCATCGAACGCCGGTGGGACGATCTCACGCCGTCCTTTGTCGATGGCCTCCAGCTGCGTCTGATGGGCGACGTGCAGGAGACGATGCGAGAGTTTCTGCGGTCGGCCTACGCCGCGGGGACAGAGGCGTTGCGCAGTGAACTCCCGCGTGCTCATCAGGAGCGAGGACCGACGTTCGTGCCGACCGACGCTTTGCGGTGGCTCGCGGCCAAAGCGCTGACCATCACTGGTGTGCTGCGCGACCGGTTGGCCGGCGAGGCGAAGCAGATCATCTTCAACGCGCTGAAGATCGGCGAACCGCAGCGGGAGACGTTGCGCAAATTGCGCGATCTGTTCGAGCCGTACTTGGGCGATCCCACGGTGCTGCGCGACGATGAGGTGGTCGCGCCGCACCGGCTGGAGGCGATCCTGAGGACGAACGCGACCGAGGCGTTCAACATGGGCCGGGTGGTGCAGGCGCGGGACCCGCGGGTGGCGGGGTTGCTCCGCGGGATGCGCTACTCGGCGGTGATCGACAGCCGGACGACCGAGGTGTGCCGGTTCCTTGATGGCCGCATCATCCCGATGGACGAACCGGAGCTCGACCGACTCGCACCACCAAATCACTGGAACTGCCGATCACTGTTGGTGCCGGTGACGCTGGACATGACGGTCCGCGAGGAGGACCTGATCACGCCGGCGCAGATCGGCAAGGCCAAGGAGCTCATTCAAGAAGGCTTCAAGTAACATGGTGGTCGCAAGTAAGGTGCATGCTGGTCGCATGCACAACACAGGAGGGTGACCGCGATGCCAACGGTCGTTGCGCGCCACGTCGTGCGTAAGCGTGGCGATCAGTGGTGCGTGGTGGCCGAGGACAACCCGGATAAGGTGTTCGGCTGCCACGACACGCGTGAGGAGGCCGAAGCGCAGCTTCGCGCTATCGAGGCCAACAAGCATGCCGCCGATGGCACCTATGAGATCAGGGACGTCGAAATCTTTGCGGCCGGGACACACAACGGCGACGAGTACACGGTCCGCGATCTCGACGAGATGGTCCGTGCCTCGCGCGAGGTGGGATTCACGCCGCCGCTCAAGGCCGGACACGCGGAGGTCCCCGGGGCTCCAGCGTTGGGCTGGGTCGAGCGACTGCGTCGGGTCGGCACGAAGCTGGTGGCGGACTTTGTGGGCCTGCCGAAGGCGGTCTACGACGCGATCCGTAAGCGGCGTTACGACCGTGTGAGTGCGGAGATTTACTGGGACTACGAACGCGATGGGCGCACGTGGGGCCGCGTGCTCAAGGCGGTGGCCCTGCTGGGCGCGGAGATTCCCGCGGTGCCCGAGCTGCGACCGCTGCACGAGGTCGTCCACACAGCGTACGGGCAGGTGCGGTCGTACACTACGTCGTTGCGGGAGGTTGGACCGATGCGCATTACCGTCGAGCAGATGGAACAGATCTGCAAGCCCTGTGCCGAGCGAATGCGGCGCAAGAACTTCAAGTGGGTCAACATCGAGCGGCGCGCGGACGGCACGTACGCCATCCCGGGCGGCATGCCCGAGGAAGCATTCCGGGCACTGTGCGAGAAGTGGGGCCCCGACGAGGGGTTCCGCACACGGTGCATGGACTCCGGGGTCGCAGCGGCCGTGGATGATGTCGGCGCGTTCTGCAACGCCCTGGAGTCGGCGTGCCGTGATGCCGGGCTGTTGTCCGAGCGGCGGCCGGCGGTGGCGTACCAGGCCGAGGAGCTCCGCGTGGAGCAGGTCGAGGGGCAGTGGTGTGTGATGCGTGGTGACGAGCGGCTGTCGTGTCACGACACCGAGGAGGCCGCACGCGAGGCGCTTGAGCAGGCCATACAGGAGGAGAGCGCAGCCATGAAGCAGCAGGCGACAACGCCGCAGGCGGCAACGCAGGCGACACACACCGCAGCGGAGCAGCGTATCAGAGAGTACGAGGCGCAGCTTGTGGCGACCCGCGAGGCCCTGCGGCAGTTGCAGGAGGAGCGACGTCGAGAGCGGGTGGAGTCGAAGACGGCAGCACTGAAGCTCCCGCGCCTGCGTGCGTACGTGCGTGCACTGTACGATGTCGCCACGGTCGTGGAGACCAAGGTCAAGGTGTACCGAGAGCAGCAGGGCGAAGAGATGTCGGCTGAGGCGGTGGTGGACGCGTTGGTCAAGGAGCTGAACGACGTGGCCGCGCCGCTGTTCCGACAGTACGCGACCGTTCCCGAGCGACCCGAGACGTCGCTGGATGCTGGGACGGATGCGGCGGCGGAAGTCGACCGGCGCGTGCGGGCCTACATGGCCGAGCGCAACCTGCGGGACTACGCGCAGGCACTGCGCGCCGTGCTGGATGCGGATGCAGCGCTGAAGCAGCGGTACACGCTGGGACAGCAGTAGGGAGGGAGCCCTCATGTCGGAATTCGGTCAGCTGTACACCATCAGCGCGCAGGCCGGCGAGGACCTGCGCGCCAAGCAGTACCACATCGTGCGACTGAGCGCGGCGGATCGGGTGGCGCAGGCCACCAACGCCGACTCGAGCACTGGCATCTTCGGCGTGCTCCAGAACAAGCCGGCCAATCTCGAGGCGGCTACGGTCGCGGTCTTCGGCGAGACGAAGATCGTGGCCGGCGGTGCGATCACGGCGGGCGTGATGATCACCACCACCGCGTCCGGGCGTGCGACTGCCGCGACCAGCGGCCAGATGGTCATTGGCCGCGCGCTGGTGGCCGCGGCCAGCGACGGTGACGTGATCCGTGCGCTGATCCATCCCCCGGTGCGCTGGGGCATTCTGTAGGGAGGTGACCATCGATGCCTGCTGAGACCATTACTGGGCGTGACGTCCACCACGACGTCCCACTCGCCAACCTGGCCATCGCGGCGTTCCAGGGCACCGAGGCCTTCGTCGGGCCACGGCTGTTCCCCGCGATCGAAGTGGCCCACGAGACCGATCGCTACTACGTCATCGACCGCGACAGCTGGCTGCTGGTGCCGCAGACCGTGCGGGCCCGCAAGACGGCGCCGCGGCGGATCGAGTGGCGGGTCAGCTCGGACGCCTACGTCGTCAAGAACTACGCGCTCGCCGGCGAGATCGCGAAGGAGGACCTGGCCAACGCGGACGCGGCGCTGCGCGTGCGCGAGAACACGACCCGGTTCGTCACCGAGGCCCTGTTGCGCGACCTGGAAGCGCGGCTGGCCAATCTGGTGACGAGCGGGAGCAACGTGGGTTCCTACGTCGCCTTGAGCGGCGGGGCGAAGTGGAGCGACTTCGTCAACAGCGATCCCATCGCGGATGTGTCCACCGGCCATGCGTTCATCGAGAACCAGACCGGGCTCCACGCCAACACGCTGGTCGTGGACAAGGACACCTACCGCATCCTGCGCCGCCACCCGGCGGTGCTCGATCTGACCAAGCGGGTCAAGGCGGGGTTCGCCCGCGATGAGGACCTGCAGGACGCGTTCGAGGTCGATCGCATTTGGGTGGCCCGCGGAATCGTCAACAAGGCCCCGGAAGCGGCGACCGCGTCCATCGTCAACATCTGGGGCAACAACGCGCTGCTGGCCTATGTGGCTCCCGAGGCGGTGGGACTGCAGACGGCCACGCTGGGTCTGGCGTTCCGCTGGCGGCCGGAGGGCATTCCGGCGCCGATGCAGGTCGTGCGGTACGACGACCCGGACCCCGGTAAGAAGGTCGAGGTCCTGGAGGTCGGCTACTACCAGGACGAGCGGATCGTCGCCAGGAACCTCGGGTATCTGATCGCGTCCACGCTGTAGCGTCGCTGGTGACGCGATCGCGTCACAGGCGGTGTGGGAGGGGGCAGGCACTCACCTGTCCCCTCCCTGCGTGTGGTGCGCATAGAGGCTCACGTGTGAGAGGAGCGTGCAGAGGATGCGCCGACAGTTCGTGCGCGAGGTCGGGCGGTTCCAGGTCGGTGACGTGCGCGACTACCCCAAGATGGTCTGGACAGAGATCGCCCGCAGTGCGGGTGTGCCCCTGGGGGCCATCACGCGTCCGGTGGAGGACGACGACCTCGAGCGCGTGGAGTCCGAGTCTGCGCTGGAGCGCCCGATGGCGCGCCGGCGCGGGCGCTGAACGCTCCGGCTGACGCCGGGATCATCCGGCGGTCCAGCGCACCGCTGGACCGTCAGCAAGGAGGAGAGCCATGCCGCGCAGTTGGATTGGGGATCTGTTGTACCGACAGTTGCTGCGGTCGCCGTTGTACCTGCCGATTCAGTCGGCGACGAACCAGTTCGCGGGCCGTACTGTGCTGGGATCGGGACAGGCAACGGTCACGGTGTCCACGACCGTGGTCGACTCGAACTCGCTCATCCTGCTGAGTGCCGAGGCCGCGACCAACCAGGCGTCGGGGTCCGCGCGGGCCCTCGAGGTGAAGTCGATCTCGCCGGGCAATTTCTTCGCCGTGGGCTGGGCGGACGGCGTCGCCGCGGCGCGGGACACGACCATCGCGTGGGTCGTGTTCAAGACGCAGTAGTGGAGGCGTCATCATGGCCAATCGCGTCCAGACGCTGTACACGACGATCGCAAGCGGGACGCAGGTCTCCGGCACCGTCCCCCTGATCGGTGGACGGTTGTTCGGGTTGTGGGTGCCGGTGATCACCAGCGCCCAGGTCTTCCTCCGCGGGTCGTTTGACGCGACGAGCGCGAACTTCCTGCGCCTGACGAACCCGGCGGGGTCTGGCGACTGGACCTTCGCCGCGGGGCCCGGGTCGAAGGCCGTCACGCTGCAGGACCCGGCCTTTCCGTTCCCCTACCTGCGTATCGAGACGAGTGTCGCACAGACGGATGTCCGCACACTCGTGGTCGTCGTTAAAGAAGCGTGATGGGCGAACAGCCGGTGCTGATCGACG